TTCCCACACAGACCACCCTATGCAGCACTGGGATAGGACTTGTCCCGCTTGTGTTGCTGATAGCGAACCACTAGCGAACCCAATAGCGAACCAACCCGAAACTTCTGGTTCGCCAATGCCTGTGACGAAATACGACTCAATTGAATTGCATGTTCTGCATTCTCACCTTGCAGGGATGCTGTACGACTTCATGGGCTGGCTTACATCTCGTCGCACTAGGTTGTGTTTATCGGATAGTGATAACGCCAGCCCTGCTGTGGATGCCATTGTGGATTTTGCCAAGATGCGAGGGCTGCGTCTTGAAGATGCCCAAGTGGAAGACTGGCAAGCAATTCTCACTACTCCTACGCCGCCACCCATGACCCCTGAACACTTACCGCAGTACATCGCAACCGATGGAAAGCCAATGGAAAGCGGTGGTGGCGGTGTTTGCTCACACCCACGCAAAGAATGGGTCGGGCTGACGAATAATGATATTGTAGATTTGTATTGCCAAGTTGGAGACGAAACAGAATGGGCAATTGGTGGACTAAAAGATGCCATGCCTTTTGCTAAGTTAATCGAAGCCAAACTCAAGGAGAAAAACACATGAGTGCCAACGACAAACAGGTAGGCGGCACACATTACAGGCTAACTATCGAGCCGTGGGATTACATAGTTAAAAACAATCTTGGGTATTTAGAGGGAAATATAATCAAATATGTAACCCGTTATAAGGGTAAACACGGGGTAGAAGATTTACAAAAAGCTAGGCATTATCTTGATAAGTTAATTGAAACTCTCACAGAGGATGAGTCATGGACAAAACAGACAAAATAAAGGCAGCTTTGGAATTCCTGCAAATCGGTAGCAAACTAGACATTAAAGCAGCTATTACGGTTTTGCAGTCTATCCGTGATTCTGACGATGTGTGTACAAACTGTGTTAGCCCAATGGAGTGCGAGTTTAACGACCGCTGCCAAAAGGGAGATAAGTTGAGATGAGAATTACGGAAATGCAGGACTTATTAGACGGTTGCCGACAATTTATCGTAATTCTATGTGATGAATTTGAGCTTGAATATCCACAAGAACTGTTTGCAGAGATAGCTGTAGCATTAGGCGAGACAGATGATTAAGAATACGCACCCGTTGTGCTTTGATAGCTTGGAGCAGTACAACCTATGGAAAGCAGCGGCTAGGCAGAGTTACCCAGGCAGCTCTCATATCTGCGCTGACTGCACACCTGAGTATCAGGCGAAGATGATAAAAGAGCACAGATGCGAAAAACCTTTGGCGAGGTTTATCAAGGAAGATGGGGAAGTGGTGGGGAAAGCCAAATGGAGAGAGTAAAGTTTACCCTTACCCAAGACAGGTCTAGAGTTAAGCACATTATAGACATATCGCCGGATGGTTGGGTAGTAGAGATACGAGAGCCTAGCCGTACAAAGGATCAAAATGCTCTGTATTGGGCTACCTTACACGACCTGTCAGACAGGGTAAAGATTGACGGTAAGCAGTATCTACCGATGGTTTGGCACAAGTATTTTAAGGAGCGCTTTCTGCCTGGGAGCATTATTGAGCTACCTTACGGGCACATCGTGGAAGCCGAGCCTAGTACGGCAGAACTTACAAAAGAACAGTTTAGCGAGTACATAGAAAAGGTTATGCAGTTTTATCACTTACACAAGGAAGAGTAATGAAAACAATACTAGCAATCCTACTTATCGCAAGCACTACAACAGCCTATGCTCGATGCTTTTCGTCTACTTTTGTTAACGGTCCTAAAGTAACTGTTTGTACAACTTGCTGTACAACTACCGGATGTATGACTACCTGTATATGAACACTACCGATTCTATGGTCCTGAAGATTGTTACGGAGCAAGGACCGATCAATTCACAATCCGTATCAAGACACTTTGACCTAGCGCCTGGACACATTCAGGAGGTCTTACGCAACTTATACAAGAAAAGGTATATCCACATAGCCGAGTACAAGCCGGATGTGCGGAACTGTATGCGTCCTTGGTATGCAGCGGGTAATAAGCTAGATGCCGTTAAGCCTCCTATTAAGTATGCTACAGAGCGCCGTAGAGAAAGACTGTTAGCCAATAAGCAACCGTTTACACCACGCAGGGACGTAGCCGCAGAATGGATGACGCACCTATAGATACTTGGTCTGAGGCTTGGCGGCTAGAATGTGAGGCACGCCATGTCTTAAGCCTAAAGGACAAAAAGACTCGCAATGCGTATCTTGGCAGGGTTAGAGCTAAACGTGGCGATCAAGCCGCAGACATACTAGAGGGAGCTGTGTACCGTGCGTGGAAACTATCGAAACAAGAAACTGCTTGAGGTTGTCAGGCAGTCACCCTGTCAGCATTGCGGAGCTGAGGACGGTACTTGTTGCGCTGCACATAGTAATTGGGCAGAGGACGGTAAGGGCATGGGGATTAAGGCTCATGATTACAAAATAGCAGCCTTGTGCTTTAGATGCCATATGGCGCTAGACCAAGGCAAAGATATGACTAAAGACGAACGTAAACAAATGTGGCAAAATGCACACAATCGCACTATCGCTTGGTTATTTGAGTCAGGGAAGATAAAGTTATGAGCCTTAAAGACAGACTTGTAAACTGGTCGTTTGCCATGCAGGGCGCAACAGGACCGCAACCTGATAACCATTGCAGGTCTGCCGAGCGTATGTATGTTCCTGAAACCGGATCAGTTTGGGATGAGGAGCTAGAAGATAGGATTGAGCCGGATGTATTAGACGCAAACTTAGTTGAGATAGCCGTATGCGAGCTAAGAGAGGAATTGCGTAGAGTTATAAAGGCACGCTATATTAGTTTTCCGTATCACAACATAAATCACGTGGCGCACTTTACAAGAATGTCACCCAAAAAGTTTACAACCAACTTGGAAGAAGCACACCGCAGACTATCCAAGAAACTAGGAGAGCACGATGGAAGCGAAAATACTAAACCCTGAGTTTGTCTACACACCAATCGGAACGTGTATTACAAAGCGTTGGCGTGAGCTAGGATGGATTCCTGCGAGTGAAGACCCGCAGATTGTCGCCAAATGGCAAAAGATTCAGGCGTTGTCAGCCAGGACTACTTCAGTTTCTTGACCCATTCGTAACAGGCGGCTGCGTAAGCGGCTGCCTCGTCTGCCCTGCGGGACTCGTTAAGAAGAAATCCCGAAGCCTCATTTGAAAGTCTTGCGCCGGAGGTGGCGTTGTTAGGATTGCCGGAGGTATCGGGTTTGCCGGACACGGAGCAACTATTGGTGGCGTAACGGTCGTACAACCCTGCATACTCACTAGCAAGCCTGAGATTATCAACAAATAGGTCATCGAGCTTTTTACGATTTTCAACATGAATCACCTCTATATCCTGCGCTAATTTTGCATTTTTTCGTTCAATTTCAATGAGTTGCTCAGTAGCATGACGCAATGCAGCATTAGCCTCTACTTGCAACTTATTTACAATAGCCTCGTGTTTATTGTTCTTATACTCTGCGGTCAGATACCATCCTGAAGCCGATCCTAGAGCAAAAGACAATAAAACAGCTACGACTGTGCTATTTAAGTTTGTCAGCAGGTTTAAAATTGATGTCATCATAAGTCGCAAAGCCTATATAAGCCGCTACTACCGCTCCAACAAATCCGTAGAACGGTAGGGCAATCTGTCCCAATGTAGCCGATTCTGTAGCCAAAATAAGCAAGGGAAAGGCTAGACCACCAAGCATAGACAACCAAGCCATCTTGCGCCGATTGCGCCAGCGGTCAGTATCCGGTAATGTCGATTGAGGCGTATCTTGCATTTCCTGCCATCCGGTTAATCCAACCTTTTCCAAAAGTGTCCCATGTACTGTTAACCGTGTAAAAGTTTAGGCGGTCTGCCATCATCTTAAAAACTGTTCTCGTGACATTAGAGGCGTTTGTTTTGGAAATGGTCTCATTACCTACCTGACCGTCAGGAATCGCTCCTACGGCTTTCTGAAGCCATTTAGCGGCATATCCTGCGCCATGGTTCACACAGCCATCAAATAATTGGAAAGCAATAGGAAATGGCATCTCGCCACAACGGTTTGCATCCCAAAAGGCACGCTTGTAGATAACTATTGCCTCGTTACGGTTCATAGTCTTCATGTCACCATGAAAGCCATTAGCCCGTGCTGTGCCGATAGTTATGCCCCAATTGGTCTCACCGCCCAAATCTTCCTTGATGTTGGCGTATCCACCCTCGTGCCCTAATACTCGCTCGATAGCTATGTCAAAGCTCATTTTTTCTTACGCTTCCACTTAACGAATTCTGCGCCCTCTTTCGGACACCAAAACACTTTAACCATGTCTGGATGCTCTTGAGGCAGATCAGGGTTAATAACGGTCATACAAGCAGGGGACAAGGACTGATCTCGAAACCCACGCTCTTTTGCGTAACTGTCGAAAATCTTATAGCTTGCGACTTGGATAGCATGGCAGACCCGACCTGTGCCTGGGTCTTTCACGATACCGTAGCCCGATGTGTGCTTATGACCTGAGATCATAATGTGGTCACGCAAGCCCATCTGCGCTGCTTTCATCTGTCCGTGGGCAGGATTCCATTGTGAATGTCCGGCAAAGTCATGTCGAGCATTAACGATAATTTCCCGCTTGTTCGGAAAGCGCAGACCGATACGACACTCGCTTGACTGATACAGAGTATTAGACTGTCGGCTAATCCACTTAATCGGGTCACTAGAGCCTGACCATGCGTCATGATTACCACCGATCATATACAGCCATCTCGTGCGCTGAATGAACCACTCGGCTAGTTTCCACGCCTGATCTGCGGAGGTGCTTTGGTTAGCATAGAGCCTTGCCAAGCGTCCTACCCAATTGTTAGTGGTATCGCCTACGTTAGCGCCCCAAATGCCCTCTTGGTGCGTTAGATCACCATGTTCTCGTATGGCGGCTAGGTCTGTACCGTCATCGTCTACGTGAGGGTCTCCAAAGTGCAGAATCCCGATAGTGCCAGGTATGTTGACCTTAACCGGAATTAACTTCGTAGCTTCTTGATGTAGACGCTTTTTGGCGAACTGTTTAATCCTGTGTTCTACCAATTCGTCTACGTCTATATCGTCGTCCGGTAGTTTAGATACCGTGAACTCAGATTTAGAATTATTGTTGCCAAGAAATCGCATCTTGTACGCTACCAACCTAGAACTAAAGGTCGTAACGGGTATCTTTAATGCGTCCGCTGCGGCTTGTTTCGTAGGATAATCCTGTGCTGCGTTCCAAGCCTCAATGAGTAACTCATCTGCAATGGGTGGTGTTGGCATATAGCCCTCAAGTTTTTAGATCACCTATTTCGGTAATCTTTTCTATCATCCCATGTGGAATGAAGATAAGGTTAGCGCAATCCTCGGGAAACCAAGTCTGTGCGAGCATCACGCCTTTCTTATTCTGCTTAACTAGAAATCCCGTAGACCAACAAGGCTCTGCCGTTATCTCTGTATTCTCCCCAAACATCCATCCGTCTAAGTGGTATGCGTCTATCCATCTAACTATCACAAGTTTGGGGCTTTTCATAAGTTATCCTAGTGTGGTTTGAATCGTTCGTAAGCAGCTACTAATAACGCTCCTAGACCTGCTACCCAAAGGATAGGTTTAGCAACTTTAGCAATCCACTCAAGAACTAGAAACGCACCCTTCGCCGCAGCAAAGGCGCTTACCACTTCTGTCGTGCTTTCACTTAACTTATCTACTTTACTCTCAACAGCTACCAAGCGGTCGTAAATCTCTCGGTGTGTAACATCTTTTTCCATTGTTAGCTCGCAAGAAAAACCCGCCGTAGCGGGTATTTATACCATAAATTTGTTACACAGGATTAACTTCTTCCGGAGCAACCCAATTAGGGTCATGCGCCCACTCGACACTAGGCAGAGCCGCCAAAGCCGCTACGTCCGCACAGGCGGTAATAGCCGATACCTGAGCCGCAGCTTGGTCACGGATTTGCTGCCGCCATGCCGCCCAATTAGCCTCTACCGCTACGCCTGTTTCCATAGCCTTTACGACCATCCAGTCGCTAGGCAATAGGATGCTATAGGCTGCTGCGTTTACAGCGCTTACGGCTTGATTTTGGCACTCAAACAGGTCTTTTGGCGTGTTAGTGTAGTTAACTTTAACCACACCGCCATCTACTACCGGAGCGTCTTCCGACACCCAATAGTAGCGGTCATCTGCACGCTGTCCGTAGACTACATCCACGATACCCAAGCGAGCCTTTTCCTGTGGCGTAGACAGGTTTAACCAGTTTTGTGGGTACTGGACACCGTCTAGCTTAAATGGCGTGCCTTCAGGCAGGAATTGTACAAATTGATTTGATTTGATAATTGCAAACATAACTACCTCGCTAAATATGTTTCCAAGATTGGTTGCGCCAAATCCTGTATATAGTTGATGGTACTAGATTAAATTCTTGGCATAACTTACGGTAATCTTCATTAGCCCTTGATCTAATCTCAATAATCTGAGTCTCAGTCAATTTGCTGTGACCTTGTTGTTCACCTTTTGCGTGTCGATTCTTTTTAACTTTGTCGGCATTATTTTCTTGGTGTGTGCCATAAAACAAATGCTTTGGGTTGACGCATAATGGCGTGTCACAAGTATGGCAAACACAAGTATCTTTAGGTTTTTCACCAAGATGTATTTTGGCTGAAAATTGATGCGCTCTACTCATTACCTGAATATCGCCATCCCAAAATTGACCATAGCCATCTTTGTCTTTTGCCCCTAAAAATAACCAGCACTCATCGTCTGAACGCTTGTCTGTTTTAGACCAAAATTTTTGTTTACTGTCGATTCTAGGACGTGCCATACATCACCTCGCCAAGCTATTGCGAAAAGGATTTTCGGCAAATGCCATGTAGATGTAGGTTTGACCGTTTGAGTTACCTTCTAGCGAACCTGTACGCAGTTTGAATCCGTTAGATAGGAAGTCAAACAAAGTGTACTGAGATGTATTTGCCGTGTACTCAGCATCGGACAAGTTAGCAGCTAACTCAAAGTTTGCAGCATTGTACGGGTTGCGGGTAGAGTCAAACATAATCCACCAGTTAGAGGCAGTAATAACTTTTGCCATCACAAACTTAGGTCTAAATCCAGTGTAAATAAAAGGGCCATCGGTTGATCCATTTCCAGTATAGCTGCCAAACGCTGAGTATCCTGAAATAGCAGCGAAGCAGTAGGCTACATAGGTAATACCGCTTTGGTTTGTATACCCACCAGAACCAGGCCAATTGACAGTGAACACTGACGAAGTAGGATTGGTGTTGTTCCAGCATCCCGTGCCATCTGGACCTAACTCAGCGTTAGTAAGGTTTAACGATAACCAACGAGAGGCAGGGTTAGACAGACTGGCGTGATATACGTTCCAGTTATCAGCGCCGTTCCGTGATTTTATAATAATCATTTTTGGTGCTACACCGAGTCCGTGGCCGACCGTTGGTCCTGTCGTGCCAGTACCCGTATATGTCACCACACTAAACCCAGCGCTAGCATTAACGCTTACTGTCGATGTAATTGTGCCGTTAGTGTTGGATGATGTTGAACCTTGTCCTGCTTGCCATTGCCAGCCTACAAATGTACGCCCAGACCCGTTATAGTTGGCGTCTGTTCCTAACGTAAATCCGTTGCTATTAAATGCAGTAAGACCTTGCGTATCGGTTGCTTCAGCCGCTGTAGAGTTAGAAATAAGTGATTTTGTTACGCCTCGAACAGAATCAGTTAATTCATTATCAGTAGCGTTACTTCTACTTTTTACCCATACCAAATCGGGTTTAAATGACGCCGTATTCGTAACCGACAACGACGCGCCTGTGCCAGTATAGGTCGTAGCATCCATCACCGTATTGCCCTTGACAATAGTGCTAGTCGGCAAGTTGTATGTGTTTAGGGCTACATAGCCTGTTGGGGGTGTGTAGGCAAAGGGGCGTTGACCGAAGTTGGCTTGCGTTGAAATAGTATCAACAGATCTAACAACTGGAAAATATGTTCCTGTGATACCAGTAAACGCTACGCCTTGGCTAACATTGTTTTTATAAAAAGTTAATGAACCGGCAGCAGAATCAAACGCAATGCCAATTACATCGTTTGTTGTATATGTTGCGCCATAACCAACATTTGACGAACCATTGTATTTATTTCCTGATGCAGCTAAATACAAATATATTCCTACCGGAGCGCCAGTTGCGTTATTTGGATCGTTAAAAATACCATAGCCAACATCGCTACCAGAACCAGAAGTAAATACGCATTCCCAATACCATTTGCCTGACGGTATCGCAAACGTGCCTGTCCTATTAAACGCGCCGGTAGTGTTACCTGTTGCGGTTAAATTTCCGTTTGAAAGAACAAGGCTTGAACTACCTGCTAATGGGTTAAGCGTACAAAAGTTAGCAGCCGTAGCACTTGTCAGCGTAGGAACATCGGTCATTGAGTCGTATGTAGTGCCGCTCGTAATGCTGATGTTGTTCGTTGTCCAATAGTTACCATTACCGCTAAAGTCTTTGCCTAACCCTGCGTTAGAACTTGTGGTCAGCGCAGAGTTGTCGGTAAACGGTAGATAGAATCCGTTTGTACCGTATGTGCCAGCGTAGCGTTTAGGCTTCCATACTCCGGTTATTAGGTCTGTTTCGCCGAATGAGGATGGGGTTAGGGCTTGACCGTCAATGAAGTTTACTTCAGCCATGTACCCATCAAAATAGTTACCAAACCCGCCTTCACGCCCAATCGTTGTAGCGTATGTGCCTGAATTCATGTAGCCAGTAGAATTCAAAGCAGGGTATGTTGCTGCACTAAATGATGTAATTTGTGTGCCGTTTACATACATCTTGACACGGTTTGATGATGTAGCTTGAGTTGTATCTACTGCGACAATAATGTGATACCAAGCAGACGGATCACGAAATACCTGTGTTGTTACTAAATTAGTCGTAAAAGTACTTGAGATGTAATCATAAAAACAAAGGGTTGCACCAGTACCGTATACAAATGTAATTCCCGATCCGTCAGTAGTTGAGTTTCCTGTAGCGATAAGACCAGACTGATCGAATGAACCTCTCTTAACCCAACCGCTCCACGTCCATTTTTTTGCGTCAGTAGCCGTGGTCATTGTGCGGTTTAAGTAGGTAGACGCAGACTTACGAAACCGCAGCGAGCGGGTGAGGTTGTAGCCCTCGTCCGTACCCGCAAGCAATAAATTGTTGTTGATTATGCTCATTACTTTACATCCCCAAGCAGTTTAGCTGTGATGGAAGTTGACGAATTAACATAGTATGCAAGTACATCTACTGCGCTGTTGCTTGCCGTAACCGTAGGTACTGTGCCGCCTGGGAAGTCCCAATACGAGCCAAATGCTAATGTCTTAGGCGAACTAGCGTGCTGCGTAAACACAATAATCCCTGACTGTCCGGCAGTTAGGTTAGTAGGATTAGCAAGTGTAGTATTTTCTGTAAACGTGTGCGTAAAGTTGCTATCGTTCATGTTGACAGCAATAGAACCGGATGAGCTACTAAGCGATACAGGCGTGCCTACGCCCTTTTTACCCGTAATAGTAGTAAATGTACCCGCAGCAGGAGTTGTCGATCCTATAGCCGCAGGAGCAGCCCAATCAGCACCATCTAGCTGATCTACGTTCAGGTTTGCTACTTTTGTAGTAGAAGTAATGGATAATGGCGCAGTACCGTTAGAAACAGTAGAAGTAATAACTCCACTTGCCGATAAGGTAGTAAACGCACCAGTAGATGCGGAAGACGAGCCAATAGCCGTACCGTCTACCGTACCACCGTTAATATCCGT